GGAACTCTATTGGCGGCCGGAATAGCTTGGTATTTTGCTAGAACACCAGTTTCATTGTTTGAAGGAGATTCTAATCAGATTAATTTTTCTTCTGCTTTTCTCTCAGATTCTGAAGCCGCACAACACGATCCTCAATCGTTGTCTAAAGGATTTCAAGCTCGTTTAAAGGCTAGGGCTCGTGCCCGAGCGGCGCATGTCGCTCAAGGTGTTGAACCTATTTCAGATTCAGTTATGAATCAGATCAATAATATTAGTAATAATATGAGAACTCTTGTTTTTCATTATGGAGATCATGAACAAGAAACTCCGGCTTTGTTTTCAGGCCGTCGAGCTTTCTTGTATCATCACTTCTTTTTAGTTATGGGGATGGGTTTTGACAAAATCACAGTCAAAAATGATAAAGGTGTTACTGATGTTATTCATTCTTCTCAAGTTAAAATTACTATGCCTTCTACTGATAAGGATTGTGCCTACGTAGATTTTTCTCATACTGTTTTTTGTGAGCTTCCCTCACTTAAGAAACAATTTGAAAGTCGACAGCATATTAAAGACGCAATTCAGTCGGGTTTATATAAAGTTTCAAGACTTCACCGATTAGTAAAAGGTGGAACGGTGGTTAATTACCTAGCCGGAGGTTCCAAATTAGTGGAACCTGATGCGCCTTCTCAATGTAGTCTTACAACCATGGATGGTTCTTCAATTACACAGTGTGTTACTGATTATTTGTATTGTGTCGGAGCCAAAGGAGAAGCTGGTCATTGTTCTACACCTTATGTTGCTTATGATGTGGTGACCAACAATGTTTATGTTATTGGTTTTCATATTGGAAGAGTAGGAGATGATTCGCTTATTAATGTTTTGACTGAAGAAGATCTTCCCCGTGTGCTCGCTTATGAGGCGCAAGGGAAATTTGTGTATCAACAAGGTTTGTATATGCCACCTCATGTTATGGATAATATGACTTCTATTCGTAGACAAGAATATAATGGAAGATTGGTATCTATGGGCAGTCTTAAAAAACCCAGTGTTATACCTTCTGAAACTAATATTATTCCTTCTCCTTTCCAAGGTAATGTGGAAATTCCTCCCATTTACCCCGTCTCTACTGCTCCTGCGTTGTTAAAGAAAACAATAGTTGAGCAAGAGGATGGAAGTGTAAAGGAGGTTCAACCCTTGCAGAATGCTATAGCAAAGGTTGTGTCTGCACCTGTTACTATGATTGATCCTAAGTTCATTAAGTTTATGGAAAATGAACCAGAAGCTGCTTTTCAAGGCTTCTTCCCTAATGTTAGAAAAGAATTTAAGATGTTGAGTAAATTTGAAGCTATCGAAAGACTCGATATGCAAGCATCGATTTCTTATTGGGGAAAGGTACGAGGTTTTACTAAGAGAGAGCAATTTATAAACAAGGAAATTGGATGGATACATCCAGATCTTGACGCTGC